TAACTAATGGTGAAATAACAGGGTATGTAGCAGACCAACCTACTACTACCTTTTTAGACCAGGGAGTTACTACTGATTTTACATTTACTATTGAAGCTTATTCAGAATTATATCCTGTGGTAGCATCAAGTAAATCATTTACAGTAACTGTGTTACAGCAATATAACCAACCTACTGATATCTTATACATCAAAGCAACACCTAGTATCGTAGATAGAGTCATCATTAATACGTTGTTAACCGATGACACTTTAATACCAACTAACGATTTGTATAGACCAAACGATGTTTACTTTGGTAAAGCTTCAAGTGTTATATATGAACATGCGTATGGTATCTATGCTAGTGATATAGACGAATACTTAGCATCAGTTACAAAAAATCACTATTGGAGAAACATCACACTTGGTGAGATTAAGACTGCTGTTGCTAAAAATAGTGCAGGAGAAGTCGTTTACGAAGTTGTGTATAGTGAAGTTATTGATAACTTAGTTAATCCAAAAGGTGTAAGTGTACAAAATGAAATTTATTGGCCGAGACCCATTGATTTGGGATTAGGACCATGGTATACTAGCGTAACAAACGTATTCACTAGTTATGTTGAAATATTAGGACAAGAATATTATACTAGCTTGACACCTGGTTATGCTAGAGTTTTATACCCTAATAGTTTGTTTAACATGCGTAATAGAGTTGCTAGTGTATTGGGTCAAGAATATGATTCTACTTTACTACCATTATGGATGACTAGTCAGCAACCAAACGGAAGTACTTTGGGATATACTCAAGCTTGGGTAATATGCTACACTAAACCCGGAAAAGCCGCAGCCATAAAGAATAATATAGAAAACAACTGGAAAGATCCTGTTGGAAGAAACTATGTATTGAATCAGATTAACTTTAAGATTGATAGATTCACGGTTGACAAGAGTATCACTTATAACTATGATAAAGTCACGACTCCACCAAGCTGGACTAGTTTACCTAGTGCCACTCCTGTACCCGATCCGTTGGATAGCAAAGACTTCTATGTACTGTTCCCTAGACAAACAATTTTGCCCGACAATACACAGTACTAAATATAGATAATGGAATAAACGCAAATGAGCACAATTAACACAAACGGATTAAACGTAAACTATCCTGTACCCGGAGTCAATAATAACTCTCAAGGTTTCAGAGATAATTTTAATACTATAAAAACTAACTTAGATGTTGCAGGCACTGAAATTACAGACTTGCAAACTAATGTGGTATTGAAGTCTGCACTACAGAATTCTGTACTAAACAATGACATGGCTAACACACTCATTAGCAATGCCGCAGTCAGATCCTTTAGACACACTACCTATAACTTAGGTAATTCATTATCAGGTACCGTATTAGTTGACGTATCATTAGGTGATGTTCAGATTGGCACTGTATCGGGTAACGTAACGTTTACCTTTGGTAGCTGGGCACCCACCGGTACACAGAGTAATGTTCAACTGCAATTATCCGTCAGCAATGCTAATGCAGTAATTTCATTCCCTGAACAAGTAATTCAATCTAACGGTAACTACGGAACTACCCTGTTGGAAAACTATGCAAACGTTGCAAACGTTCCAACAGTTACTGTGCCATATGGTGTTACTCAATTAGACTACAATCTAAGTTCAATTGATTGCGGAGACACTATTACAATTGAACCATACAATAGACCACAACAAACAACACAAGTACAACAACGACTAGTTCCTCCTACTGGATTTTTGGGTGATGTAGCTGGTACTATAACGTTAGGTAATGTTTACAATCAATTATCAATCTCTAGTTCAAATAGTGCAGATTATTTTACAACAGCAAATACGGCACAGCTATACACAGACTTGCCTATCGTGTTTACTGGTGTGACAATGGAAGCAAACGTTACTGTTGGTACAACATACTATGTTCGTAATGTCGTTTCTAGTACAACGTTCTCAGTTTCTTCATCATTGGGTGGTGCAAACGTAAACCTAGCAGGTAATGCAAGCCCTACAAGTTCAATGTATGGTAATCCAGTATCATATACATATGTCTGCACAGACACATATGATGCAACTACCAATGAGAGAAACGTATTGTCAACCACAGTAACTACCAACGTGGTAACCCTCAACAATACCACTAGTTTGGTAACAAACGCTCCTATTATCTTTAATGCTAATATAGGTGGAATTGTTGCAAACACAATTTATTATATTAAGTCAATTTCTAGCCCAAATATTACAGTCAGTCAATCTAGAACAAATGGAGTCGCTGATACAGTAGTAACACTAACAACTGATACTACAGGAACGACTGCTAACATTTATATAGGTAGTGACATTTGGAAAAGAATTGCACTAACTTCTTGGTAATAAATAAAAAGGATGACACATCCTTTTATAAACGACCTATCTGACAAGTCTCTAGAAGATTTACAAGAGACTATTTCTGGTCTTAACAAGAAACTTACCTTTGCTTATCGCATGGGTAATCAACCACTAATTCATCAACTACATATGGCTCTAGACAGCTATAGAGTTGAGTACGGGAAGAAAATGGATGATCTGATGAAAAAGCAGACCGCACAAATTAACATTCAGAAAAACGATTAATATGAACACTAGAATAGAACGAGATTTTGAATTTCAGGCAGCAGTATATTTTGACGGTAATTTATTGATGAATACGTATGCAGTTGGACTATCTATGTTAGTTACAACCGAGTCAATTCCAGAACAAAATATTGCTATGGATCGTATTAGCTATTTTCTTTCTGAGTCACTGGAGAGTTGTGTGTTTGTAAAAAGCACAGAGAAAAAGGTCATTGAGAAATATGTTGCGGCAGACTTAAAAGTATCTACTCTACCCGAAGAACCGTATGACCAAATTATTTCAATACTATTGCTGACAAAGTTAAATGCAATCACTGAAAAAAGACTAATCATCACTGATATAAGAATAACTACTAAGTTAAGCGATGGGGTAAGCTTCCTGTATGACAATGAAGACTCATCCGGCCCCTTTGAGCAAATGGGTTGGTGGCACGAATCAGGAACCTCAATCTCTGACCTACATAAGCAACAGAATAAAAAAGACAAGATTGTTAAACTTGTTAACAAAACACATGATTGGAACGACCCTTCATTGATGTGGCAAGAAAAGAATATCAAATCTTCCGAAATAGTGTTTATGACAGAAGATAAGTAACCATAAAGGTTGCATTTGTCATGTGACTATGTTATCATCTCTATATGAGAACTGATATCTATGGTCAACTTATCCTATCTGAATCTGACCTTTGCCATATTTTTTTACAAGATCCTACTAGAACTGTAAAGAATGCTCTAGTAGAAGAACCTATTGAATTTAGCGGGTTCTTGTCTATTGATAATATACCCAATTTAAAAGTTTACACAAAACATGAAAGTTTATCACTCGCTGAGTTTGATGAACAGTGTCAATCAAAATGGTTATTCCCTGAAGAATACAGGGAAATGGATATTGCTAAATGGATATTAGAGCAATGTAAATCAGAAGCAGAACTGCAACGTGCCGGTGAAGAACTATTATTGTTTCAGGACCGAGAGATGTTTATGCTATTAAAATACTTGAAATATCTAGTTGATACTATGCGTACCCACAACGTAGTATGGGGAGTAGGTCGCGGATCTAGTGTTGCTAGTTTCGTATTGTTTTTGATAGGGGTTCATAGAATAAATAGTTTGTACTATGACTTGTCTATTGATGAGTTTTTAAAATAAGGAGTAACAAAATGGCTAATTACAGAACAGCATTAGGTAAAACAGTTGACATGGCTGCATTACAGACACGTAATGAGAGAGTCAGGGCTGTAGGTAACATGAGTGTTAACGCACGTGGCGACTCAATTGACGCATTTGGAAACGTAGTCAAGCCGGTCACTCAAAAAGTAAATGAGAAATACTCAAAGACTGTGGGCAACCGATCAGCGCAACCACGCAGACCAACACAACAACCGACTGCGCCCGCCCCCGCGCCTGCAGTAGATTTCAGCGAACTTAACGAAATTGAACGTGAACTTGAAGAAAGTTCCGCAGACGATATTGAAGTTGAGAAAATTAAAGCCGCTGAAGTGAAGAAAGTAAAAAAATGAGTGACTACAGTAAACCAGCATTTAGTCCAACCAAAGTAGACAAACTTAGGTTCATGCATGACCATATTATTGTGTCAGAGATGAAGTTTGATGAACGAGTAACTAGTGGTGGTATTATTTTAATGGACGATGACAAGAAAAGTTCTGGCATTCGTCCACGTTGGGCAAAGATTTATGGTCTAGGACCAAAAGTTAATGACCCAATGCTAGAGATTGACAAGTGGATCCTTATCAGTCATGGTCGTTGGACACGAGGTATCACAGTTGAAACTCCTTCGGGCGAAGTG